GTACAGCACCAGATATGTTTCCGTGATCAGTTAAGGCGCAAGAAGATACTCCGATTTTTGAACATCTATCCGCTATTTGTTTTGGCTTACTTAATCCGTCAAGTAAACTATAATGAGAATGTACATGCAGTGGTATATATTTCTTCATTCTACGCTTCCTGGTGCTTTGTACTTACCTACAGTATAGCCAGGAACCGTGTATTCGTCAACTACGGAATTTAATCCCTTTAGCTCTATATCGTGTCTAACTTGCTCACACTTGGTCATATTATTATCTATAGAACATAGCTGGTTTTCTCTATACTCTTTGATTGATGACACATGAGTATTTTCAAATGTGCTTTTGCCAAAATGACACAATTTACTACACATCCAAGTTTTATTTAGTCTGGGTTTTTTAGTTTTCTTTATTATCTCAAACTTATTTTTTAGCATTTCTTCTGTTGCTGGTAAATCTTTTTTATCAAATGATATACTAAATGGTCCTCCATCATTAATGAAAAATATAGTAACCATTATATGTTCAATATCTGGATATAATTTTTGTACAGCATAGTGGTATATTCTTAATTGTGGATCATTCTCTAGTTTTTCTTGTGTTTTCTCTTGTCCTGTAGCCCAATCTAATCTTTTACCTGTTTTCCAATCTACTATTTCTAATGTTTTGTCATCTACTCTGGTTATTAGATCTATAGTGCCTTTGATGGCAAGATTTCCTTCTATAATCCCGTCTTTTGTATCATATTTATATGCTGCCCATGGCTTATCTATTACAATATCAAAATGTTGTTCTGGACAGACAATATCTTTGTTTCTTGGGTCAAACATACCACCAGCATAATGAATAGCTTTATATGTCCAATTGTAGCAATCCTTGTAGTCTTTATCTGACCATTTATGGTGAGAAAATTTAGAGGTATAATATTTATAGACTTGTTCTATTATATGATCTAAATTATATGTTGATGTTGATATTTCTCCTAATATATCATCTTCAATAGTTTTATTAGAATTCTGTTGTCCTTGTTTGATACAGGCTAGGATCTCCAGAGCCTTATGGACTATAGTTCCTTTATCTGCTTTTTGATTACTCGGTCCTCTCCATCCTAATACATATTCAAAGAAATATTGTTGCTCACACATAGAGTGAGTATTATAAGATGAACTTCTAAAATAGGTAATTATAATGGTAATATTCCTTTTTCTTTGAGAAAACTATCTAAGGTTTTATTTTGCTCTGTAATAGACAAACAGTGATTGCTAATAATCAAATCAAAATTTGATTGATCGTAATTGTCTGTATCCAAGGCAGTCTCGCTAGAATGATCAGAATGGTAAGGATCTCTAGTCAATTTAATCACTATTCCTCCAGCATTGCGAACCACATCAACTTCATTAGGGAATCTGCAATCTGCAATAATGGCTATATTGGGATTTTCTCTTTTAATTTTATTAATTGTAGCACTTGCCCAGACATCATTCTTCATTTTTCTAAAAATATCAGTACCAACAAATTGCATAACTTCTCTTGCTGTAAGATTATGGTCTTCCCAAACAATATCGGTTTTCATATTTTTTTGAGTATCATCACCATAGCATTGTTCATAAGATAATCCTAAAATATTAATACAAATTTCTTGCTTAAGAGGATCTGCAAAATTATATATCTTTACAGAACCAGTAGGATTATTTTGTATAAAAAGATTCTCTATAAATTGGGAGCAGGTTGTTTTCCCCGATTGTTTACGACCAGCAAATGCTATAATTTTAGGATTCATTTGATCTCATTCTTTATAAATTGTTTGATTTGAATATCTATTTCTTCAGACGTCATGTCTCCTATATCATTTTTAGATATAACTGGTCTATAGATTCTATAGATTTTTTTACACTTATCTGTAATTTGTTGATATGCTTTTTCGCCAGCCTCATCATTGTCTGTTAAAACTATAATATTCATAGCTCCAGAACAATCAATTAATAATTTTTGTCTATCGCTTAAATTACATCCAAAAATAGCCACACTATTATGTATATCATTCTGTTCCAGTCTCCATACGTTTCCTGGACTTTCTACTATGATAATAGTTTTTGTTTTTTGTATATAATCTTTTGCATTAGCAAAATTATATAAATGATTTTGACATTTAAATCCGTGATTATGCTTCCACTTAGAAAACTTCCAAAGATTATCTTTATCAGGACAACCATCTAATGGATCATGAAATCCGGAACATTTAGAGCATTTTTCAAATACACTCCTGCCGGTACAACCTATGATATTTTTCCCTTCATGACAATAAATTGGAACGACAACACGGTTATACATCTCTTTATTTGGCTTATTACATAGCCCCACATCATATTTATTCAATATCTCTTTAGTATAGTTTCTATCCAGATAATACTCTGCAGGAATTTCTAGCGATTGCCTTACTTGAGTTCTGGTAATCTTTGGCAGAGATCCTTCTGATTCGGGTTGTGTTATATTCTGAACAATTCTAGTAAATGATGTTTTCTCAGCCTGTGTTTTAGAAACACTAATTTGCTTAATATCTTTGTTGATAAACTCCAAACCAAATTTAACAGCTTCATCAAAAGAACAAGTATCGTCTCCTTCTTTTGACCAATTATATTTTTGTTTGGAAATAACACCTCTAATGAAACCTATAATAGACCCCTTGAAAATATTATCGCATCCGTGTGTTCTACATTTCCAATTGCCTCTATAATAGTCTCCATGAGGATATACATTAACAGCGGATGGATTGTCTCCTCCGTGTATGGGACAACACATCGTTATCATTTTGTTATTTATTTTATATTCTATATTAAGAATATTCAATAAATTCTCTATATCGTCACAAATATGATCACAAACTATTTTTAGTCTAGATTGATCATGTAAAGGAGATTTGGTTTTCTTCATTGTTTTCATCTACTATAAATCCGTCTTTTTCTGTATTTTTTCCACTACTTAATTCTAGCTTAGTTTTACCTTCTGTAATTTTTGCACACCAACCCTTCATGTTGCAGTTGATGTAATCGTTATCATCTAATCCTCCTCCGTGGCGACTAATAAGAGGAACTAATTTTCTGTTACCACTCTTAGATCCATCCTCAGCTATTTCTTCATCAGATTTTCTTTTGAATATAGTAAAGTTGCTGCATAGCCAGATAATTCTGTCCGATCCAGACGCTGTGTCTGTGCTTTCTTTACTAATACCATCTCTATTTAATTGAATAAAGCTTAATATTGGAACTTTATATTTAATAGCAAAATTATGTAGTGATGTCATCATGAAACCTAAAAGTTGATATTCTTTTAAATCCTGAGACATACCCTGAGTATCCATTAGTTTTAAATAGTCATAAAAAATGACACAGTCTTTTGCTGTTCCATCAGGATTTAGACCAACATCTTTAACAAGCCATCTTCTCATAATTGATAGTTGTTCATCAAATGGTTTTCCAGCAATACATTTATAGTATAGTTTGGTTTTCTCCAACTCTTTTACAGCATCGTAGATCTTTGTTTTTTGATCATTGCTTTCCCCGAATTTACCTGTCTCTATGCTGTTGATCTCTATTTCCGTCATCATCGCCAAAATTCTATTAATATGGTCTTCTTTGGTCATTTCTGTATCCATATTCAATACTGGTAATTTTAATTTATTGGCTATATAAAATCCCATATTATCTGCTAATAATGTCTTACCTGTTTTGGGTCTAGCAGCAATAACATTGACTGTTCCTTTTCTTAATCCTCCACCAATTGCTTGATCATATATTGGAAATCCTGTAGATATACCAACTTGATCAACTTTGTTTTCTTCTAAGAATTGAACATATTCATTAATATTATGTCCTATAGATATAGGATTATTTTCAGTATCACTAAGCTTTGAAGCAAAATCAAATATGGTATCCTCAGCTACGCCCAAAATCGAACTAATAGGCTCGCTTCCTGTAACATCTAATAGTTTTTCTTTTGCCGTCTCTAGTTCTTTATGTAATAGTCTTGCTATTTCAAGCTTTCTAATTTTGGCAGCAAACTTTCTGATATTCTCAGTGCTAACAGGAAAATCTAATATGGCTTTTAGATGCTGAACTTCTTCTTTTTTAGATAATATATGAGAAAATCCAAGTTCTTGGGCTACAGAATATATAGATGCTATATCTATAGTCGGTCTATGTTCTTTTTCACAAATACTTTTTAGACACTTATAAATGATAGCATTACTATCAACAGTGAATGACGTTTCCTGTACAATATCTGCAATATCAAGATATGTAGTTTCACCATATGAACATATACCAGCTAACACAGCCCTCTCGGCTGCTGGATCGCACAGAATCATATTATCTCCAATAATTAATGTTTATTCTTTGTTTTTTGTATCGATAGCATTATATTTGATAGATTATTAATGCTATTAGCTAAATATACCAATCTGTCACTTCTTTGTTTAGCATATTTTTTAATTTTGTTTAATGATGTAGCTTTCTCATTATGTTTGATAGCTTGTAAAGATTTTTCTACGAAACCATAACCTTTATAGTTATTAATCTCATCAGCTATAACTTCCTTAATTGTTTCTTCCGCCCAGTTCATTCTGGCTATTTCTCTATTTACTGTTCTTTGGATATGAAAAGAAAATTGACCTAATCTATATGATATTTGGGCACAATCTTCTGGAGTTAGCTTTTCTATTTGATCTCTACTCATTGTAAAATAAAGATCTAACTCATCACTTGGCAACACATCATTTTTATATGTAGATAGACCTATTGAGCTTTCATACTCATCTAGAACTTTATCCCAAGATTCAACTTGCTCTTTACTAGTCATTTTTAATCCTTTTAGACCATTGAGAATCTTCTTCATCAAATGGTAATTCTATATATGTGATATTATTAGTATTGCACCATTCTATCTTTTCCCTGTCTCTTTTTTGATGCTTCATAAAGCCTAATCTTGTATGATGATAATGAGAAACAAATTTATAATGTTGTTCGCCATGTACTTCTATACATGTTTTGATTAGCGGACAATAAAAATCTAAATATAATGTTTCTGATTTCCTTAAATGTATCGGAACTTCCTCCAAAACTTGCATGGTAGGAAATATTTCCGAAAGAAGCTTCCTAGCCCTAAGGTGCAGAGACGACTTTGCACTAATTCTAGCATGAGCCAAATTACCTGTCAAGTGCCAATTATGTGTGTTTCCATCAAGATCCTTTACTATCATTTAATTCCCATCATATTTTTTACTTCAATATAAAGCTTATCATATGCTTCTGGATGATCAACAAGATATTGTCTGACTTTTTCTGTCCCCTGGAATTTTGGTTTTTCTTCCTTTAGATAGTCCAGAGTATACCAAGCACCACCCTTATTAATAAGACCCATATCAGATGCTAGTATAATCACTTCCATATACTTATCTATTCCTTCTCCATATCTGATATAACTTGTTATCTGGCCTCCAGGAGGACCAAGGGCAGAACACAGAACTTGCCATTCTACTTCTTGTCCTATTTGAGTACTATCGGAACTTAGTACCCACGGCTTAAATGATTTTGCTCTAATTTTTACGTCTGTTTGATAAGCAATAGCCTGTCCAGATTTTTCTTTAAATTCTGCACCATATCCTGTTGGATTACCCATTAAGTGAGTAATTCCTATTACAATATTTCTATTAACAGGAATAACATTGGCCACCTTACGACAAAATTTAGCTAATAGCTTTGCTCCATCTGCTCTTTGCATTTTGTCCATTTCGCTTGTTATTTCTGCTTCTGTACATAATGCAGAATATGAGTCTATGATGAGCACTGACCCTGGCTCCTCATTTATGATTCGTTCGGCTATTTGAAGATATTCTTCTGCATGTAATATTTTGCCTTGCTGTGATCCTATAACATCAAACCTGTTAAGATCTAATCCTGGAATTCCTTCAAGATCTCTTTTCTTTAGTCTACCTTCAATATTTAGGTAGTACACTTTTCGACCACCTTTAATGCCACCAGCATATTGTTCTTGTTGTGCTGTTGCGGCCAAAAAAAGTGATGTGGTAGTCTTTCCGCATTTGGGCTGGCCCGTTAAAACAACAAAACTGCCTTCTGGTATGCCTCCATTTAATATCATGTCTAGGGCAGGGCTTACGGGGATCACAACGGACTTCCTGTCCACTATGGAACTGCCAGAAAGGATAATGTCGTTCCCGAAATCTTTCATTACTGCTTCTTTAATTCCCATGATCAATATCCTCTAGTTTAGATAAAATGGATTTTTTATTACCAATATTGCTTCTATATATAACATCTTCTTTGCGAACAAGATTTTGAGACAACTCAGTATTCTCTTGTTCAAGAACAGACTTCTGCTCAAGGATAATACCCTTGAGATGGGGCGCTCGCAAGGAATAGATTCGATCAGTTTTGGTATTATTTAAAGCTCTAATAATAGCCTTTTCTCCAAACTCATCAATGAGTTTATTCGCAGTGGCTATTTGATCTCTAAAAAATCTACTCCATTTTTTATTAGTCCAAAACCGATAGTGAAGATCTTCTTTGTCCATCTTCGCTTTTTTCTCGCAAATAATCTCAGTGATATATTGAGCCGCTGAGACTTCTTTGCCATTAGAATACCTTGATGGATATTTCATGATACTTCGTTACTAGCCTCTACTATAGCCTTTTTGAGAGAGGAATTAAATTTATCTATATATTTGTTAAAATCTTCTTTAACAGGAAGGGGGACGTAATAATTCTCTTCTATCATTTTCGTTGTTGTTTGATTCTGGGTTTCAGAGTCTAATGATATTACATGAAATACTACATTTATAAAAATTTCATGAGGAGCAGATGTTTTTTTTTGCTGTGCTTCAAATAATTCTCCATAGTTACCTTGACTATTTTGTAGTAGATCTTTATTTCTACCCTCAAATAATTCATTTACAAATTGAAGTATTTTTTCTTCTTCAGACAATTCTTTTTCTGACATTTGTTATCCTGCTGATGTTGAACACTGGTTACATTTGTATCTGTCTAATGAATCTACTAATCCTGAACTAATTTTTTCTTTCCTTCCACAAATTCTACATGAAGCCTCAACCAAAGAAGACTCTCTACTTCTTGGGGTTGGCGGCCCCTTTTGTAACTTTTTATCTATTTCTACGTCTTCTTTATGCATATTTTTTTCTGGCATATCAGTAAATTTGTTCTTTCTTTTTTTGCCAGAGTTTAACTTAGTAGTTTTACTTTTTATTGGACTATCATTAGTTTCTTCATTATCATTTGTATCTGGTAAAAAAGAACTTAATAATGAAATTAATTGTTTAATTTTATCTGGATCTTTAGATAATTCATTAATATCCATAGTTATTATTTCTTCTTTGGTCTATATATTGACTGTTGTACAGCACTATGATTGATGCTCGCTCTGTGGTGCTTTTTGCTTTCGTCATTAAGAGCGGATGCTTCTCTTGTCATAATAGCCACACTATTATGTCCTTTTGAAGAAGTTTTTGTTATCATAAGATCTTTACTTTTAATAGGGGTTGCAGCACTACTTTTCGCTTCTTTGATTTTTGCTCCGTCTTTATTAGTCTTAGAATATTTTTCTAGAACCGAAGATACTTGCTTAGGAGTAATCTTAAGTTCTTCTGAAATCTCATCTAAAGATTTGTTTTGACTTTGAAGCCACTGTATTGCATAGATTTGTGTTTTATTTATTCTTGACATTAGGATAGTTCCCTTTCTGCGTTATTGAACCAAGACAGATTTTTGGTTCTTAAAAAATTGATATAATGATCAAATACCTTTGGACTTACTTCTTTAAATTCCCACTCTGATTTTCTAACTCTTGTCATAAACTTGGGCTGTTTAGCATCAGGATCGTATATGGAAATAGGATTATATATTTTACCATATGCCCCTATTTTTATTAAGTACTTATATGAAGAATTATCAGATCTGGCCAATGCCTTTGCTACAGTTTTATCATTGTCTTTTTTTAATCTTGGATTTAGCTCTTGATCTAGATAGTCTTCCTGACCAGACATAGTATAGAACTTATTTTCTGTATTTGTTTTCGTTAGTTCTTTCTTTATAATAAATTCATCAAAATTTACGTCCATTTTATCCTCTTTGTTGGTTTCTTCATTCTGCTCATTCCTTTTGGAAGAGGATTCTCTTCTTTATCTCTATAAGCATTATGCTTTTCATGTAAATGCTGTTTGTGGTCATCGCTCATTTTTTCTGCATTTCTATTAGCTAGATCACCAATAGTTTTTAGTTCATTGTCTGATAATTTTATTGAAGTATTTAACCCTAATAAATCGTCTCTATATGATCTTTCTGTATTTTTAGACTTACAAAATTGACATTCTGCTTTTTCTTCATATTTTGCTATACTACAAACCAACGAGAATTTCTCATTACAACTATTACAAAGATATGTATACTCTGGCATATTAGTATGAAAAATCTAGATAGGAAGGAGGCAAATAAATCGACCATTCTTCTGGCAGATCGTGCTTTATTTTATGTAGATATGTCCTCAGTGGCAAGTATTTAATATTTTTATGAGGTTTTTCTGGAAGACGATTAAGAGGCATATGTGCTTGTTTTGGAGTTTTGTTGCCTTTTCTCCTGTTGCAATATAAACAAGCAGTAACTATATTTGTCCAATTTGTTGGAGTTCCTAATTTAGAATAATCCCATTGAGATTTTGGAATAACATGATCATATGTTAGATCTTTTATCTCATATTGTTTATTACAATATTGACAAGTAAAATTATCTCTAATAAATAAATTTTTCCTAGAAAAATTAACACTATCAGAATTAAACTTTTTATATTGACATAATTTGGCTACTGAGGGAATAGGGAATTTTTTATTATTTGCACCAACTATATGATCATTTTTATAGAAATCTATGATCTCAATTCCCATAGTCTGAGTATGTTCATACTTGATAGACCATATCAACGCTCTTTTCCAATTAACTACACAAATAGGGGTATAGTCAGCATTTAATATTAAACATTTAGTGTTTTGGTTTTTCATTTTCGTAAAAGTCTAAACGTCCTAAAATTTTTCCAATTATTGGATGTCTTACTATATCACTAGATAGTAGTCTAGAAAATCCAATACCATCTAATCCGTTAAGTGCTTCCATCATATTAAAAAATCCACCTTGATAGTTTCTGTGTAAATCTGACTGACTAACGTCACCAGTTAATACCATTTTACTATTATTGCCTAGTCTTGTTATAAGCATTTTAATCTGTTCATATGATGCATTCTGACATTCATCTGCAACTATGAAAGAGTCATGAAAATTTCTACCTCTCATAAGTCCCAAAGGAACTATCTCAATTTTATTATTTGTTTTAAGACTAGAATAATATGATGCTGATATAAAATGATTTACTTCATCCAATAAAGGCAAAAGATAAGGATGCAATTTTTCTTCTGCGGTCCCTGGAAGATAACCTATTTTTTCTCCTGATTCTACAACTGGTCTTGTAATGATAATCTTTTTTACTTTTTCATCTAATAAATATTCCAAAGCCATGCCGACAGCAATGTGGGTCTTACCGCTTCCTGCAACACCCTGACAAAAAGTAATACTGTTTTCTGCTACAGTTCTTATGTATTCTTTTTGATTATCTGTTCTGGGTTTTAATTTATTCCTATAAGCTTGCGGGACATGAATCTCGTTAGTTGCATCAATCGGCCTAGATCTTTTAGATCTTTTATTATTTTTTTTCAAGAGTGAGCCCTTATTAATGAGTTATAGTAATTAGCTCTTGTACCAATACTATACACCGACACTCTTATTTAATATCTATTAATTTAGTATAAATTCCGCTAAATTTGGCGGTCTCCAGCCATCTGGTTTTAAAACTTTTCCATCATCTCTCTTTCTGACTTTTCCAGTTTCATGATCAATTTTAGCAAAATTAGTTTTCATTACCTCATTCCATGCTCCTTCTCCATCTGCCCCTAGAGAATTAATTGCTCCAATAGTAACTACTAAAATATCTGTTAAAGCATCTAATTGTTCTACTCTATTGTTTTCTGTTATAGCAGCATGTAATTCGTCGTATTCTTCTCTAATAAGATTACAATACAAATTATATTGTTGCTCATTATAAGACTGTGTTGTTTGGTCGCAAGCGTTCATGAATTTTGTTTGATCTGCAAATGGATTTGTCATTTAATATTTCCTTATTAAGATTCACAAGACGAACATGTTAAAATACTTCGAGCCAACTCTTGTGCTGGATTAGCTGATCTTTGATAGTAAAAGGTTTTGATTCCCATTTCCCAACCATCGATTAATAAACTGCTCACTTCTTTTGGAGAGCACGTTGGACTAATCATAATATTTAATGATTGAGACTGATCTATATATTTTTGTCTCTGTGCAGCTTGAATAACTATTTCTTTTTGACTTATTTCTCCAAATGTTTTAAATACATTCTTTTCTTTTTCTGATAAAAAATCTAAGTGTTGTACTGACCCACCACGAACTAATATGCTTTTCCATGTTTGATCATCATTTTTTTGATAGTGTTTGAGTATCTCTTTAAGATATGGGTTTTTATATGTAAATTTACCTTTAGCTAAATTTTTAACAAAATAGTTACTATTAAGAGGTTCTATACTGGGACTGACTTGTCCAAGGATAAACGAACTAGATGTTGTTGGAGCAACAGCAAGAGTTGTGACATTTCTTCTTCCATATCCTTTTAATAATTCTGGCTCTCCCAATAACTTTGCTAGTTCTTCTGATGCATTATTTGATTTTTCTTTTATAGTTTTCCAGATCTCTGTATTTAGATATTTGGCTTCCATTGATTCGAATGGTATCATTTTAGATTGTAATAATGAATGCCATCCTAGAACACCCATACCTAATGCTCTTTGAGATTTAGCAAATCTATTGGCCGACTCCATAAATCTCATGTTTTCTGTTTTTGTTATGAATTCTTCATTAACGGCATCCAAAAAGCAAATTAGAGTTTCGATAGCATCTGTTTCTTTGATTTCGTCCCAATGCAATAAATTTAAAGAAGAAAGAACGCAAACGAAAGAATTATCTTTGTCGGACAATAGCTGTATCTCACTGCACAAATTAGATGCTTTTATTTTTAATTTTTTATCTTTATAAACTTTTGGAGCATTTTTATTTGCCGTATCACTAAACATGATATATGGATAGCCTGTCTCAAATCTTTTTTGAATAATCTTAGCCCAGATCTTTCTTTTTTCTTTATCTCCATCTTTTAATTCTTGCATCCACTTATCAGTAATAGTAATACCAATACTCATATTTTGAATAGAATGTCCTTCTGAACGTATCTGTAAAAATTCCTCTATATCAGGATGATCTACCGAAATATATGCTGCAAAAGATCCTCTTCTTGCTGCTCCCTGAGATACAACATCTGCTACTTTGTCAAATAATTCCATAAAGTGAATTGGTCCGCTAGATTCTCCACCTACACTAATCTTAGTGCCTCTTGCTCTTAAATCGCCGAAATAGCCGCTTGTGCCGCCGCCCATTTTACTCATGGTTCCTACTTCTGCAGTTTTATCTAATATGGATTCCATAGTGTCTTGCACATATGAGCCAAAACAAGATACTGGTAATCCTCGACTATTTCCAAAATTTGTCCATACAGGAGTAGCTAAAGAATAAAATCCTCTACTCATATAGTCTTCGAATTTTGCAGCGAATCCTTTAATTTTAAGTATTTTTTCAGCATTTTTGGCTATATCTTCAATCCTTTGCTCAGGAGTAACTCCTTCATTCAGATAGCCTCTCTCTAGAAAAATCCTGCTATGAGAATTAAGCCAATAATACTTCTTACTACTTGTCATCTTATTTCCTATTCCTAAAGTACTCATCCTAAATTAGAATAAATCTTCCACAGAAAAACTCTGAGACTTTTTAGAGTATTCGACAGGACGGCTATGGAAAAAATCTGTCATATTATTGCCAAGAACCTGTTCATCAAACCAAGTTGTTTTAGATAACATTTCTTGATCTACTTCAAAAATAGCGTCATATCCTATTTGAACTAATGATTCATTCATTCTATTTTTAATAAATTCTTTCAAAAGTCCCGAGTTTAATTTGTCATGATCGTATCCATTAACAATCCATTCAACGATCTGACACTCATATTTTATGGCTTCGGCAGCTTCATGCATGATTTTATTTTTTAGTTCATCGTCAAAGATTTCCGGATATTCTGATTTTATTACATTAATAAGTTTAATACCTATTATAGCATGTAAATTTTCTTCCCTTGAGGTATATTCAACTTGTTTGTTCGTGTCTTTGAGAGAATTTTTATATCTTCCAAAAAAACCTATGGTATAGAATTGCGAAAACAAAGCAATATTTTCTACAAATAAAGTGAAAAGTATCAAAGAATAGATAAATTGTTTTTTGTTATCCGCATGAAATTTATGCAAATGTTTTCTAAGATAATTTACTCGTCCTTTGATCATATCTAATTTGAGTATCTCTTCGAAGGAATCTTCTATTCCTAATACTTCTAGTAGTCTTTCATATGCATCTCCATGAATAACTTCAGTATTGGCCATAACATAACCCATATCATTTATTGATGGGTGAGGCAGATTATCTCCTAGTTTAGCCCAAAATTTCTTAACAGATATTTCTAATTGTCCAATAGTAGACAATGCCCTTGTTATTATATTTCTTTCTTGGTCGGTTAGATTGACCCTAAAGTCTTGAATGTCGCTTTGAAAATTAAACTCTTTATGGGTCCAAAATCCATTGTGCATAGCTTCTATAAATTCTTGAGTCCAAGGATAGTTGTCTGGTTTTCTTGTTATTTGTTCATCAAATATCATGTTTTTTTACTCTTGAATAAATTTTCTGTGGATGGTTTTAGAATTGATATTAAACCAATCAATATGGTATACTGAAATTGTTTATTTATTATTTCGATATCACTATTATAGTATTGTAAATATAGATAATAAAACAAAGATAAATAAAAACATAGTATAGTCATAGTACACCGCACAGATTTTTGATCCAAGAAAGATCAGGAGAGATTTTATATATTTTCATATTGCTCATTTCGATAAAAGTATCAAATATTTTTTGTTGCTCAGTATCAAATAATTTTGTTCCGTGATCATCAATCATGAATACTTTCTTTATTCCTTCTTGCCACAAAGCCATAATACAGTCGTTGCAGCATTGACCAGTTACATAAGCGATACCTTCATCTGGTCTGACCACGCAATTAGACAAAGCGTTTCTTTCTGCATGAATCATCCAAGGATACTTTTCTGGTCTATTTTTAGGCAATAACGAATCATCTAACTCTTTGGGGAATCCATTATATCCTACTCCAAGAATTCTATTATTTCTATCCGTAATAACGCAACCATGTTGCGTATGAATATCATGACTTCTTTGAGAAGCCACTTTAGCTAGTCCTAAGAAATAGTCGTTCCATGTTGGTCGCATGAAACTATTATACGGACATCAGTTACTAAGTCAAGAAACTTTTGTTGTGAGTTTGTTGTATAGAACCAGGGTTAAAACAGCTCCTGCTACGCCCATAAATAAACCTGTAGGAGATAATGATTCGTATTTTCCTAGTAAGTATAGAATAGCTCCGCCCATATAAGACCCACTTACTCCAAGAGCAACAGTTTTTACAAATCCAAAGTTTTCATCTCCTGGAACTAAAGTTTTTGCTATGCTGCCAACAAAAATTCCGTAAACACACCATATTAATATACTAAACATTTGCTGCCTCCACTAGTGTTGTTACTTCGTCACTATCAAGAACTTCTCCGGTATCTAATAAAGCCTCAACAAGCTTGATACCATATTTGTTATAGTCCTCATGGCTCATTTCTTTTTTAACAATTCTTTTGATTCTCATACGAGTAAACCATCCTCGTTTTTTACTAAATGAATGGATATTTTCGGCATACACAGCATATTTATCTTCTGCTGTCATATTTTTTGTTTTATTTTTATTGCATTCTTGTAATACTCTAATAACTGTTAATATTATACTAATCATCATTAATATTGCTATTACACTGCCAAATTTTTCGTCATTTGGTACGTTAGCTCTTTTTAATACTTTTTCAGCTATTGCTTTTAATTTAATGTCAGAATTATTATCCATTATAAAACCTTTATTTTTTAGGAATTGGACAAACGCCATTTGGACAGTTTTGCTGAATAGTTATTGGGGGATGAACAATAACTTTAGGATATTCTTTTAACTGATTATTTTTTGGAACTTCTGCTTTGTCAGGAATACAATATCCACAATTGACTTTAGTAATTTTATCGCCACTAATATAATAGCCAGTGCCTTTGCATACTGGACAATCTTTTCTTCTATATTTTTTAACGCTTTCTGTGTGTTGAGCTTTTACTATTCCTCCAACAAGAGTAACCGCAGAAGTTGTCGATCCATTGTATCCATATGAACCAAATAGCATAGCAGCAGCCAAAATTGGAACTAGTATTTTATTCATCTTTTGTTCTCCATGGAACAGGAATTAGATCTATGATTTTTTTCAAAGGTCGTGGCTTGTTAGGAACTGGTTTTGGTTGAGGTTTAACTGGCTTATTTTGTTTTTCAAAAAAGTCAGCTATTCGTATAATAAGATCTCTTATTATTCGTAAAAAATTATTTAGAACAATTCTATCTAAAAGTTTCATAGTATAACCCTAAGGTATAAATTATAATACACCAAACTTAAAGTTACCTATTAGACTATATATTATAGATAGTCTTCGAAACCGTAAGATGGTAGCTTTTGTACAGGGAACCCGTCAAAATTACTAAATGCATAACTTCCATTTTGTGAAAGCATCCCTGCTGCTACGTCGGCTCGTATTAAAAAACTTCCATCCGGAATAGGCCCCCATTCTGGATGACCTCCATCATTCCATTTCCCCCAACTATTTTGTACCAAAAATAATGGTTCGCTGCCAGTATCATCACATGCTATCCAAGCCATACAATGGGCCCAGCTACCACTAGTATTAGATATGCCCTTTTTATCTCTTTTATTACTAAATCCATAGCTAGAACATACAGCTAAACCATAGCCATTAGCTAGGGCGTCTCTTGCTTCTTCTACGGTTCGTATTAAACTAGTTGTTCTAATCTGGTGATCATTTGCTACGTCAATAACTTTATCTGGTAATCCTCTGGCCCCCCATCCTGCGCCAAGACTACCATTATATTTAGTAAAATCAGCAACTCCTTTATAATTTTGTCTTAATAGTATTCCACCATTTTTACTAACAAATTCAGCTGCTCTTGAGCAACTCATTCCTTCTCCGCCATGGCCACGAGCGCCATAAATGGCTTCTGTCGCTCCTTTGGCGACCCAGGCTTCTTTTTCCCCATTTACATCTATCTCTACTGCTCTACTAACATCACATGCGTTTCTCGTTCCGTGAGATACACAATCTCCTGTTGTTTGTCTTTCGTTATAGGGACTTTTCTCAAATTTTAAAACACTTTTATATGGTGTTGATAATTTACCCTTGCCACTACTTTTTATTTTTTTGCTAGCATCACCGAATAATGGATATTTACTATGTTCCATCAAATGATCAAAAACATGCTGCTCCCACAAACAACCACTAAAGCCATTACGATAATTATCATATAATTCTTGTGGTGAATATCTTGCCATTATTTACTTCCTTCTAAACAAGCCCATGATAAAGCCTTAAAACCTTGAACAGCTTTTTCTCTCAGATCTTCATTTAGTAAAACATTGTCGTCTCCAATTGCTGTTAATACTAAGTCTTGAGCAGCTTCTGGTAGGTCTTCATATTTGCCTTTGATATCTAGTTTTAGCATTGCTCCCGTTAGTCTATTAGCTTGTCTAATTTCTTCAGTATTTTTAATAACTTCATCTTTGCCATCAAGAGCTATTAAAGTTGCCATATCATTATATAATTGGGCTAATCTGAAACCGTCTTTTTTACGATCAGAATTAACTGATAGAGCTTTAATAACAATATCTGCTTTCTTTCTTAACTCGACAGATTCTGGTTCCTTGACATCTAGTTGTACAACAGTGGACGGAGATGCTGGACGATTAAGCAAATCTAGATTTGGTTTAAATATTCCAATAGCTAATAATGCCAGAGCAACTAGTAAAAGGACGGATTTTAATTTAGGGTTCATACTGTTTTTTCCTTTGAACATACGTTTGGACTTAAAAATGGAAACATTTGATCAGCAACCTTAACTGCTTCATCACAGCCACTTTTAACTGCTAAGTCTCTAGTTTGCTTCCAAGAAACTACTAGCTTAAAAAAGTTATCTTCTTTATCTTCTTTAGATACCTCAACAGGAGAAACACTTGGCACAACAACAGGAACAACCGAGGCCCCTGAACCTAATTTAGACTTTAATCCGCCGAGCATATCTCCTAAAAACTTCTGAACAGGACTTAATCTATCTTTGAAAAGAATCCACAAGATTATTCCTGCCCCAGCATATAGGGCTAAGTCTGTTGGAGTTACTCTGCTAGCAAATTGATCGAAGCTTTCTGTATAATTCATTTCTTTTTCCTTATTTTTTTAGCTTTGGGTTTGACTGATTGCGAAACAACTACTGATTTTGATGGGAAAACTCCTACTTGCTTAAAGGTTGTCACCATAGCATCAATACTAGAGCTAACTAATGCCATCAAAAATATTTTAATATACTTACGAACTATAATTTGCATGAAACTTGGAATCATAGGAACATCTACAATAACAAAAACACTGTCATAGAATTTTGATAAATAATCCATAGCCAGAGCTTTTTTATCAGATCCTGGTAGTTCTCCAGAATTTTGTTCTAAAACTTGAACAGTTTCTGCTACTGCTAGTTGTAGAATTTTCCATGCTTGTGCAATAGCCACAGATTTTACATTACCTAATGAAGACTTAACCTGAATAATTAGATTGTCGATCTGAGCTTTGATAGAATCTACTGATGCTGCATCTGTCATAAATATTACCTTTAAAGAAGACCCTCTGTATAATAATACACCGACAGAGTATGTCTACTCTACTTTGGGCTGAATTGGCTTTTTAATTTTCTTTCTAGTTTTATTCTTAGAATTACGCCTATTAGCAATTTTTCTTTCTTCTGGTGTTGCTGTGCTCCACCAAGTCTTTTTTAAATCTGTTCTTCCTTTTACATATTTAAATAATACTGTTAATTGGCCGATAATAAGTATTGCCGCTTCTATGCCTTTGCTTGTTTCTTGTATTAAATCTTCCTTTTGATTAAAATTATCTAATACCCCAAATAAATAAGCCCCACTAAAAATAAAGCTAACAAGAGTAAACCAAAATTCGCTTGTTTTATAACCAGCTTTAACCATTATAATACCTCATTTAAAAAGTTAGTATTATTATATACACCTAATTACATTTACATGATTGTCCAGTACCTCCTTGATAGCCTTTGCCTTTAACAGGAACGGGATCATAATTATTCTCGCAATCTGTAGTAGTTGTTTGTTCTAATTTATCTATTAGTTTATCTTCAAGCTTTTCATAAAAACTCTTAGCACCAAAAGAGTATACATTCCATGTTCCTTTTCTATATTCATATGCATCATATGGATATCCATAAATCTGTTTAGAAGTCCCGTCAACTCCCCCTTTCATACATGTTGGAGAAGCTATCCAATTTTCTTCTGGGATTCCATTTTTATCAGGTGTTGTACATGCCCATAAGGCTGATCCAAAAGGACCAATAGGTTCATTTATTGGAGTTGTACCCTGGCCATATTTATCTACATTTTCAACTGCTCCCGGCATAGGACCATCCCATTGATTTACTGTATAATAAATAATACCATCTATTGTAGGTCCACTATATCCATATGATTTGAATGCATAACCTCCCCCAGCGCTTTTCCTATAATTGTCAGGAGGCACCCTTCTATATTTATTTTCTGGATCTGGAACTCCTGGTATTTTTTTAAAATAAAAAGTTGATTCCGGATATAAAAAATTTCCTAATTTATCTATGGGACTAAAACTTTCCCAGTCTTGTAAAAAAAATCCGCTTTTTTGAACATTATAATTAAATGATGGAGATAGCCATCCTCCTGTACCCATAGTATTGTCAGCACTACCTCCGAATATTGGAAGATCTATGCTGTCATATGTATGAGATCTAGATACTCCAGCTGCAATATAATACATGCTTGGAACCCAAGCTTCAGATACAGTATCGATTCGATATGTATCAACAAATTTATCGTCATATTGATTGGATATTAGCGAATCAATAACATCTTGTATTTGTTTTGCATGTGATACGTTTGCATTTTCTTCTGCTTCTCTCGATCTTTTATCTAGCTGGTATCCTTTTGGAGTTATTCCTGTAATTTTTTTACCGAATAATTTACTTAAATTTGAAAGATCATTATTTCCTGCTGCTATTGTTGATTCTGGACCAAGATACCAATCATCGCATCCATCCTCAGTACATATATTATATGTATTTCTATAAGTGAGAGTATATTCTGTTGTTACTGTTTCAGAGAATTCCTCTATTCTTGGTTTGTCTAAATTTCCCATGGTTTGTATTTTTGGACTAGTAATTTTCGCTTCAGAAACTTTCTGTAGTAATTCTATATCCTCTGGAAAATTTTCTTCACTTATTTTTTTTCCAATTTTTTGAGTTATAAAATAATTACCATCTATGATAGTTATTTTTTTTATTTTTGTATTAAATGCCCATGATTTACTACTTGGTTTACATTCTGCCATTATAATTTCTTTCTTTTGATTAGCATATACAAGACTTACCTTTCCCTACTATAACAGGTCTACCTCCATGATTAGCTGTTGGAGGTCCGGCTCCGCAATCAACAGAGTGAAATGTGGTAATACCAGATAAAGCTGTGTCTTCTATTGTATCAATAGAGCCATCTATAGTAAGAGCAATTTTTTCCCAATTACCATATTTGTATATTTTATCTAAAGTATATTTTCCATAAATTAATTCAACATATTGATAACCAGTACAATCTCCATTTTCGCTATAAGATGTTTTTTCTGGATATGCTTTGCTCATTTCTCCTGTTGGAACCCAGCAACCCCCACAATATTGACCGGGATCACAACCCTTAACATCTGGTAAATCTTTTTGTAAAGGATCTTCACATGGAGATTGCCACCTTAATATCGGAGATGGTCCTGATGCTGGACTATAACATCTATATAATGTTCCTCCAATTGGTCCTTCTGGAGTACTTAATATTGATACTCCTTGTCCACCATAAACTTCTGGCAAAGGTCTTTCATCAGTAGCTCCTAGTCCTGACATTACTTCAGTTCCAGAATCGTGTATATTTACAGGATATGCTTTAGCTTTATCATAAAGAGTTTTATATTCTGGTTGTAGAGCATCCAAATTTGATCCTCCGTATCCATATAAATAAAAACCTTTTATCCATTCTGGAGGACAAACATATTTATAGGGATTATATCTATCTGGAACTCCTTCAATAATTTTAAAATAAACTTCTGTATTAGATGTAACATATTCATTTGCAGCATCAACATAATAACTTGGCCATCCAAGAAGATCTCCTGTTTTTTTTACATTATAACGATATTTAGCAAAACTAAAAGGAGAAGTGCCCTCATCTTCATCATACTCATGATCTAAATTTACAAAAACTTTGATAAAAAAAGTTTTTGGAACATAGCCATATAAAGTTACTGGTTTTGGTTTAGTTCCTGTAATTTTACTTCCAACTCTATCATTTAATGCTTTTATAGCAGCTTCGATCTTTTGTGCATGATTGTTGATTGCTGCAGTCTCTGCTGCTACTGATGCAGGATCGAGAACGAATCCTTTATCAGTTATGCTTACAATTTTACGCATATTATTACCAAAATCATTTTTTTTATTGAATGGGGGAGTTTCATTTAAACATTCTGCAGGATTAGGTTTGTCTAAACAAGAATTGCCTCCTGACCCCAAATACCAATCAGAACATTGTTCCGTACCGGGTATAGCAGTGCCAAACACAGGATCAGTTGCTAATGTGCATACTATAGCGTACCTTCTAAATGTTAAATTATAAGTTGTAGTTATAGTTTTTTCAACCGTTTCTGATACAGTAGTTGGATCCGACAGAGGAGCCATATTGCTCCTAAATGTATAAGGTGTAGCCGCTTGCAGTAAATTCCACTTATTATTTGATTCTGGTTCTATAAAAACTTCTTTTGTAGTTATATCATAAGTTGCAATGATAGTGTCTGTTAAAGTTATTGTTTGAGTAAAAATAAATGAATCACCTGATGGAGTACATTCTGACATATTAATTTCCTTAATTATTGTATTAAATTATTTTGATTATATATTTTACGCACTATGTTTGATCCAAAATAAATTTTAACTTTATTATCAAATAATTTAATATTTAATTTATTAGATGTTACCCAATTAGACGGAGTAAGTGTGGGTGTTTTGGTAATCGTACATGAGTTTGTTGGCGTTGGTGTGGGAGTTTCCATTCCAACCAAAGTTACCTCAGGAAGTATCGGAGGAGTAACAGATGGAGTAGGAGTAGGCGTTGATGTTAAACAGGGATTGAGGGAGGCATATTCTGCTGAATTCTCACCAGAATTATTATACCATGTACCTAATATTGACACATACGGATTGTAGTAGTATACGATACCATCATTATTATATCTTAATTCCCATTGTTCATTTGAAACACTGTA